CGACAGGCCAATACGCTGGATCTCGCCATCACGCGCCCACTGGCTGTTGCGTTGCGTCGGTTCGGGGTCGAGACGAATGGCGTTATCGCGGGAGAGACTGCCATCACGCCGGCGGCCGGCGGGGCGCACATCAGTGAAGCAGGGCTCGACCGTGGTGCGTTGGTCCTCGTCGATGTCGACTGTGTCTGTCACACCGGCCCGATAGACAATCTCGCGTAGCTGCGAGCGCGCCGGCTTGGCGGCATCAATCAGGCGCAACAGCCGAGCCTGCTCGGCCCCGCCGACGCCTTTTTCCTCGCCGAGATCAACGAGCAGGCGGAACATCGCCCAGCGGTTACCGCTCCCGTAGGTTTCGTAGCCATCGCGCAGCTGAGTGCCATCGTGACGCAGTACCGGCAGGCCCTCTTCAACCTCGGCATCGGCGTAACCGGCAGCGCGCAGCGCCTCGCGCACGGCCCAGACCGTGCCGCGACGGCGGGCGATTCCCGCCGCACTGGCGATCGTCTGGCGCTTCGTTTGCTCACTCCAGTCGTCTGACCACTCCCCGACGGCGACCGCGTAGGCAAGCCAGGGCAGTAGGCGCAATGGGCATTCCCACGGATCCCATAGGGTATGCACGGCCGGCGCTCGCAGCCGGTCCGACGTTATCTCAAACGCGCGCTCTAGCGCTGATGCGTTGGGCGGCAGCAGTGAGCGGCTATTCGACATAGTCCACCTCAACGGCGGCGCAGCGGGCAGCCTGATCATCGGCGCGGTCAATGTCGGCGGCGGGTGAGATCAGATCAACATGCTCGACGTTATCGACCCACAGCGATGCGAGCACCGCGTCCCGCACGACGCGGCGCCCTAGCCGGTAGCGACTGTCTGCATACGCTGCGGCGGCCTCGCGTGCGGCGGCGGTGACGAGGCTTTTTGCAGGGCCCTCACGGATAGTGAGCGTGGCGCGGATCGCGTAGTCATCAACATCTGCAGAGCGAACATCGACCTGATCATTGAGTGGGCGCACCCTCTCGGCGCTTAGCGCCGCTCTGACGGTGTCGAGTAGCGCGTCTTCTGCGATGCCTGTGCCTTTCGCTGACAAAATGGCGAGTTCCACGACGCCTGCGCGAGCACCGATGACCTCGGCGTCGAGGACATCACCGGAGGCCGATAGCGCGTGATAGATGTAGGCCGCGCGAGCGCCGGCGGTGCTGTAGCCGTCGAAGGCGAGCAGCAGTCGTCTACGGTAAGCGTCATCGTTCTCTGCCGCGCCGGCCGATGTCGTCAGGCGCGGGGTCTGGTAGTAGGTGACGCCGATGTGATCGAGATAGTCCTCGGTCGCGTAGGCAAGCATCAGCCGGGCGGAACGATCGTTGAATGCCTGGCGTTCGGTCATGATCCGATATGCAGACATCTCGAGCAGCTTGGTCAGCGGCTCTGACTCCAGGGCCAAGATCTGCGCTGCTGACTCCTGCTGCGACGCCGGCAACGCGGCCAATAGCTCGGCGCGCATGTCGGCGAGCAACGCTTCGTAGCTCTGCTGCGCGATGAAGTCGGGGGCGGGTAGCTGGGAGAGATCGATCGCGGTGGTCATTGGAGCGGGGCCTCGATCGTGACGCTTTCGTCGTCTGCGGTCGTCGCTTCAATGGCGAGCGTTGCGGTACCGGGTTGCGTCGTGCTGACGCTACGGCGGATCGACTGGATCGTGACGCGCGGCTCCCAGCGAATGATCGCCATGACGGCGGCGCTGTAGACCTGAAGCATCAACGCATCGTTGAGCGGCTGATCGATTAACGACGGAATCAGCGACCCATACTCGCGACGCATGACACGGGAGCCGATCGGCGTCGTAAGGATGTCGGCGATCGACTGCCGAATGTGCTCGAGCCCGTCGAGGGATTGGCCGGTGGATCGGTTCATGCCTGGCATGTCATTTCACCTTGTACGTGCCGGAGCTCGAGCCGCCGGTGACAGGCACTTGGGCGTTCGTCTGGATCTCATCGACGACGGCATTGGCGATCGCGGTGGCCATGCGATTGACCCAGCTGTACTCGCCGCTCGATGTCGCGCCCTGGGCGCGCATTTCTTGGACGATCCGGTCTCGAAGCTGGGTTTTGCTGAGTGCCATGGCGTTATTTCCCTGCCGTCACGGTGCTGCTGCCGTCGCCGTGCGGGTTGCCGGTGAAGTGGCAGATATGGCCGGTTGTGACGACCGGGTTGCCCTGGTTGTGGTGAATCGACTTGGCGTCGACCGTGGCGACGCCGGCGACGGTGGCTTTCATGTCGCCGCCCACGGTCGCGGTCACGTTACCGTCGACCTCGAGGTTGATATCGCCAACGCACTTGATCAGCAGCCGGTGGGCCTCGTGGTCGTACTCGACGCGCGTGCCGTCCGGGTACCAACGCCCGATGACGTTCGGGGCGCTCGAGGGGGCGGGGTGTGCCTGGCGATAGAGTCCGGTCATGACGAAGCCGGAGGCCGGATCGCCGCCGGGCGAGAACACGACGACCTGTTCGCCGATGGTGGGCGGGTTCCAGTTGCGGGTCGTTCCCGCCCGGTCTTCGATCCATGGCAGCCAGTCGGTCAGCATGTCGCCAGACTGGACGCGCACGCGCGCAGCCGCGTGGTCGACCTTGGCGATGGTACCCAGGCGGACCAGGTTGTGGATCAGGCGGCGTAGTTCGGCGGCGTTATTCATGCCGCGATGGTTGCGCGCTGGTTCGCTGAGCTCTAGCGACGCGCGTTGTAGATCGCGAATCTACAACGAGGGTTATCCCTGCAGGTCGCTGCCGAGGTGGCGAATGATCATGTCGTGGACCATCTCGATATCGTCGGGCGTGGCGCCGAGTAGCTCGCGCTCGGGGTAGTCATAGCGGACGTGACTGTTGACCGGTGCGGTCTTGCCGAGCTGGTGAATCTTGGCGATGCGGGCAATTCGGCCTTCGTAGCCGATCGAGACCTGGTTAGCGGTTGCCTTCATCTTCATGTAGCGAGCCGTGCGCAGCTTCTCGAACATCGCGTCGTTCTGTTTGCCCCGGTTGCTTTTGGCGCGCGGGTCGACGACGGGTGTCAGGTCGCGCTCGATGACACGAACGACGCGGCGTTTCTTGAACGTGCGCAGCTCGCCGGCGTGCTTCTGATCGAAGCCGAAATACGTCTCGGGCGTGGAGAACCAATTGAGGATCTCGCGCTCTTCCGGCTCATGGCCGGGCTTCTCGTAGATGAAGCGCAAACGCTTACGCGCGCGGCGGCGCTTTTTCTTGCCGACACGGGACGCGTAGGCGGAGCCATCCGGATTCTTCTGTTTGCGGATGCGCTGTTGCTGGCTCTTGCGCAGTGCGGTACCGATCTCGCGGGCAAGCGCTTTACGTTGAGCGGGTTCGAGCTTGGCGATCAGTGGCTCGACCCAGTCTTCGAGAATCTCGAGATCGTCTTGCGTCACGCGTCGCCCCACTCGGCGGCGAGCTCGTAATCCGCGTTCGGATCGTTGCGAACGAGCAGCTGCCAGTTTTCGGCGGGGCAGTCGTCGAGGGAATACTCGGGCATGCGGTGCTCGCTGCGGATCTGGCCGGTACTACAGTCGACCAGGGCGACGACGCGCTCGGTCAGCTCAACGCTGAAAATGGCGTCGATGTCATCATTCGAATGTATCTCGAGCGAAAAACGTAGGGCTTGCTCGGGAGGTGTGTCGGGCTGGTAGCGTGCGAGCCACTGCAGCAGCGGTAGGACGACGGGATCGAGTTCGCCGCCGCAGCCGATGATGATGATCTCGGCGGTGACGCGATATTCATGCGTCAGGTGCTTGCCCCGGCTGAACGCGATATTGCCATCCGGCACGTAGGTGCGCAGCCGGTCGGGATCGTGAGCGAGGCCGGGCACGCTGGCCAGCAGGTGTTGGCGTAGGCTAGTGAGTTTGCGCATCGAGGGCGTCCACGAGTCCGTTGTGACGTGTGGCGCAGCCGTGATACTGGCCGGCCCACGCTTGCATGGTCAGCACGACGTCGCTGCCGGTGCCGTCAGTCAGCGGTGGCAGCGTCGTCGGGCACTTGCGTTTGAGGTTTTGCTGATTCGGGGGCTCGCCCGGCGGCGGCGTCGTTGAGCAGGCGGATAGCATCAGCGCCAAGGCAGACGCGGCGATAAATCGGTTTCTGGATCTCACGGATGATTCCCCGGTCGATGATGCGTTCGTTCGCGTCGAGCTCGGCGAGCCGGTCCTCGACGACGCCGGCGATATTCGCCTCGCGTGTCATTGCGGCATCGGCGACCAGCTGTGCGGCGCGCGCTTCGGTCAGGCGCCGGGAATCCTCGAACCAGCCACGCGCGAGCCAGCCGGTGGAGACTGCCGCTGCGATAGCGACGACGAACAGTCCGGCGAGAATCCGGGCCTTCATTCGAGTCCCAGGAGGCACAGCTCGCGTTCAGTGGCGCGGCGCTTCACCAGGCCGGCGAGTTTGTGGCCGCCGGCATAGACCCAGCGCTTGAGCTGGTCACAGGCGGCGCGGGTCTGGCCGGCATTGAGCAGCTCAAGCAGGGTCGAGCGACGAAACGCACCCTCGCCGACGTTGAAGATGAAAGACGCCAGCGCGGCACGACGCGCGGGAGGCATCGTCGCGTTGATCTCGGGGGTAACACGACGGTCGATGGCATCGAACGCGGTACCGAGGTCGCCGGCTAGAAGATCATCGCATTCTTGCGTCGTTTTGGTTTGGTGTAACTCGACTGTCGGTCCCGTGTGGCCGGTGCAGATCGTCGGGATGCCTACCGGGTCGGGATACGACTCAAGTTCGGTTCCCTCGTAGTGTTTGACGACACCGATCGCGATCGACAGCGCGATGCCACACGCGCCGCCCACTGCGCCACCGCCAAGCCAGCGGCTCAAGTTCTTCATGATTTCCCCCGGTCTAGCCAGCCGCGCAGCTTCTCGATGTACTTGGGCACGATCAGGCCGATCTGCAGCGCCAGGTATGCGAGCGTCAGGACGGTGATCCAGTCGCTTGGCGTCATGCCGCCGGCGTGCAGGAGCGTGACGATCGCCGGCGGCGTCGACTTGATGGCTTCGGTCGTAATGTTCAGTTGCTGGGCCATGGCCGTTCCTGCGTGGGCTATCAGAAGGGTGATCAGCACGACCATGGGATCGGGCTGCTTTCGGGGATGACGAGTTCGCGCGGTCATGGCATCAGTCCCAGAGCTGAACGACGGTCGAGTGCTGGGGCTGCTGTACGACTTCCGGCAGCGTGATTGCCGTGCCCTGGGGCAGAATCGGCCCCAGATCGGCGAGCCCCGGGTTCAGCTCGAGCAGCTGCTCGGTCACGCCCGCGGTTCGGCCGTAGATGCGCTGGCAGATCGCGTCGACGGTGTCGCCCTGGTGAGCCCGCACGATGCGAGGCATCAGACCCATCCTCCGGGAGAGGATTGGAACAGCGCGTAGCGCTGGCCCGTAGGGTGAACGACAGGGACGTCGTTCATATCAGCTCGACCGTGGTGTGTGGCTCGCCGATGATTTCGGAAACCGCCCAGCGGGCATCGCGCCGGTAATCTTCTGCGGCTTCATCTTTGGTCTCGCCGCGTTCGTCACCGTCGCGTGTCGCGCTGTAATCCCGGTAGCTTTCGAGTATCCGCGCGTGGGCTTCGGAGAAAACCGCTTGGTAGTAGAGCTCGGTCGCGTGGCCGGGGATCTGCCAATGCTCGGTCGGTACCGCGTCGGATGCGTAGATGCCGGCGTCTCGCTGTTGCGTCTGGAAGTCGGCAAGCTGGCGATTGATATCTCGCATGGCCACGCCCAGCGACTGGCTGACGCGTCCGGCGGTGATCGTCGAATCGATACGATGACGGTCACGAAAGGCATCGGGCTCGATATCGGGCCAGAATCCGTTATTCGTAATCGGTTGAGCTTCGGCGGGCTGGGTATTGCTGCCGCCGTGAGCGACTAGAGACATGGCGCGATCCGTTTAAAAAAGGGAGGTGGATCGGGGATCGACGATATGGGCGTGATGCCCGGATCTCCCCCCGATGCCTCCCGGCCGTCGGGTGCGACTCGGTTGCAGCGTCAGCCGCTCGGCTGATCGCTCGCGTTCTTTTTGATCTGACGTTCGAGGTTCTCGATGTCTCGCTTTACGCCGGCGCGGTCGTTGAGTTCCAGGGCGCGCTTCAACTGCTCGAGCGCGGCGCCTGGGCAACCGGCGTCACGCAACGCGTAGCCGTAGGATTTATGGAACTTGGCCGTGATCTGATCGTGCATGTCGACGCCGTCGATGAGATCGCGGGCGCCGGACATGATCGCCGCGAGGCGTGTTCCGAGTGCCTGACGCTCGGCATCGTCGACGCTCTCGATCTGGCTCAATACCTCTTCGGCCAGTTGCTCGGTGATCAGGCTCGGCGTGTCGCGCTCGAACCGGTCCGGTGTGTCGAGATCGTGCTCGATGGCGTAGCGAGCGATCGCCAGCGCGCCCTCCAGATCGCCGATATCGAGACGCCAAATCATGATGGTGGTCACGACCTCGTCTCGCGCGCCGTTGCCGGCCTCAAGAACGCCCGCAATGTAGGCTTCGAACTGCGGTAGCAGCTCGCGTTTCATCGCGACTTTGGCCTCGGTGGACTTCACCTTTTTCAGCGACATGCGAGCGTCGTAGAGCGCGGCCATCATCAGTTCGTATTGCTCACCGCTCTGCGGCTTGCCGGCCTCGGCGCCACCGGCCGCCTGGGCGGCGGTGGCGCGTTGGAAGTGCCGGCGGGCTGGGCTGGTCATGGCTTCCCCTTATCCGGCCGTCGCGAATTCGACGTTCTCGACGAGGCAGCCGAAGCCGTAGTCTTCGACGACGTAGGCATCGTTCGAGCTCTCGTAGTTCTCGACGCGCTTGCGCTCCGGCTTGTCGCGCAGGTAGCGACGGCGACTGCCGTTTTGCCAGTAGAGCGAGAGGTTGCTCAGCGAGGTAATGAAGATCTTGCCATCCGGCACGAACGGGGCGCGCACGGCTTGCAAGCCACCGACGCGTTTCTGGCTGATGATCATATCCAGCGCGCGCTGTTCGGTCGGTGCCTGATCCTGATTGACCAGCGGGAAGTATTTATCGGCGAGCATCTTGCGGCCCATGATTGCCACCAGGTCGGTGGACTCACGGAACCACGGCTCGACCATCTCGTTAACTGCATCCATGACCAGGGCGTCGAGGTTGGCGTAATCTCCACCGGCGCCGATCAGGACCTTTCCGGCGGTGGCACCGGCGGTCATGACCCGGGCCGACGCATGATCGCGATACTGCTGCAACCAGCCTTTGTTGACGTCCTGCAGCATCGGGTTTGTGGCGCGGTCGGTCTCGATGGCTGCTTTCGTACCGTTGAACGCGATCATGATGCGGTCCAGCGCCTGCTGGCGAAGGATCACGTTACGCACTCGGGTCTGGAAATCGGGGAAACGCGACCAGGCGTCGAGCTTGCTCCACGGAATAGCGGTGTCGAATTCGGTGGAGACGCACTCGTAAGTGTTCGCGGTCAGCGACGTCACATCGCGCGGCGTGCGGTCCTTGGCCGAGACGTCGGTACGCCCGGCAATGGGGCCAGTCACGCCGAGGCCGAGCTTTTCGCCCTTGAGTTCGTCGACACCGATCACATTGATCAGGCCGAGGAATTCGCTGGACTCCTGGATGCGGGTTTCCAGCGTCTGCTGGACGCTGGGCTCGACCGCGAAGGATTCCGTCGCGGAAGTGACGCCGGACAGCTGGGCCAGATGGGCAGTCAGGCGGTTGAAGGCGACGCGAGTATCGTTGCGCATGTTGTGGCGATCCTTAGCAGTCGGTCAGTTCGGTACCGCCGTTGCCGCCGAGAGCGGGCGAGCGGAGCGGTTGGTCGGGTGTGTTGTCGAGTGTGCTGAACAGCTTGTCGAGCTTTGTGCGCGTCTCTTCGTGCGCGGTTTTCAGCTCGGCGAAGGCATCGGCCGTGGGGCGCTTGCCCAGCTCGGTTTCGAGCGCGGCGTGCTTCTCGACGAAGAGCCCGAGGGTCTGCTCGAGGTCGGTGCGGAACGCGGAGAAGCCTTTTTCCGTCTTCGCGTCGTGGCGCTTGAACAGGGCTTTCACGCTATCGAGCAGTGAGGGGCCTTCGTCCTTCGGGGGCTGCTCGCTGAAATCGAGCTCGGTCTCGACGGCAGCGGAAAACAGGTTTTCCGGACGGGTCTTGCGCCCTTTGAGCGGTGACTCGTCACCTGCGCCGGCACTGAACTGCAGCATCGAAGTACCTAATGACGCCGGGTTGTCTGTGACGGCGAGCCCCACGAGGTACGGTTCACCCGTGCCGGCGAAGTCCGGATCGACTTCCATCGACGTGTACATTTTCTGACGCGCCTTGTTCAGCGCCTTGAGTTCGTCGGTCGGGTCGATTTCGGCGAACAACTGCAACTTGCCGGCGTCGTTCTTTTCGGCCTTGAGCGCGGTCACGTCGCCGTAAGCCTTGAACGGGCCATCCGGCAGGATGCCTTTGATGTGCTCGAGGTTGAGGCGGCATCCGTAGGTCTTGGGATCGAAATTCGCGGCCATCTTCTCGAGCCAGTCGGCGGGAATCTGCCGGGTGTCGATAGTGGCGCCAGCGGTGGCGATAGCGTGCCAGGGCATGGGGTTTCCTCAGCGGGTGAGCGGGGCGGAGTCGGTTTCGGTGCAAAGTGCGGTCAGGTTCCGCGCCGCCCTTCATGAGCTCAACTGACGCGCGTTGTAGATTCGCGATCTACAACGCGCGCCCCGCTGGTCGTCGAAGTCGCGCGGGTACGCTGGCACGCATGACGACGACAGCCCCCGATACCCTCGACTCCCCGCGACTCACGGCCCGCCACCTGTACTGGCAGGGCTGGCGCGTCGCGCGTATTGCCGAATTCATCGACGTGAAAGCGGCCACCGTTCACAGCTGGAAAGACCGCGACGAGTGGGAATCGGCATCGCCGACCCAGCGCGTCGAGGGCGCACTCGAGGCGCGGCTCGTCCAGCTGATCGGGAAGGAGCGGAAGGGGAACGGGGACTACAAGGAAATCGACGCGCTCGGGCGGCAGATCGAGCGCCTGGCGCGGGTGCACCGGTATCAGGAAACGGGGAAGGAAGGGGATCTCAATCCGAACATCGCCGCGCGCAATGCGGGCGAGAAGCGCAAGTCGACGAAACGCAACGCGCTGACGGAAGAGCAGTTCGAGGCGTTGGAGATGGCGTTCCTGGAGTCGCTGTTCGAGTACCAGCGCCAATGGCTACGTGCCGGCGAGAAACACCGGATCCGCAACATTCTGAAATCGCGACAGATCGGCGCGACGTTCTACTTCGCCCGCGAGGCCATCGTCGACGCGTTCCGCACCGGGAAGAACAAAATCTTCCTCAGCGCCTCGAAGGCTCAGGCTCACATCTTCAAGAACTACATCATCCAGTTCGTCAAAGAAACCTGTGACGTCGAGCTGAAAGGCGATCCGATCATTCTCGACAATGGCGCCGAGCTCCACTTCCTCGGCACCAACTCGAAGACCGCCCAGGGTTATCACGGCGATGTCTATCTTGATGAGTATTTCTGGATCCATGGTTTCGAGCAGTTTCGGAAGGTCGCGTCGGCGATGGCCACGCACAAGCAGTGGCGCCAGACGTATTTCTCGACGCCATCATCGATCGCGCATGAGGCCTACACCTTCTGGACCGGCGACCGGATCAACAAGCGGCGCAAGAAGGCCGACCGGGTCGAGGTCGACACCAGTCACGCGGCGCTGAAAGACGGGGCGCTATGCGGGGACCGGCAGTGGAAGCAGATCGTGACGGTTCACGATGCCCAAGCCGGCGGCTGCAACCTCTTCGACATCGAGGATCTGCAATTCGAGTACAGCTTGGATGAGTTCGCGAACCTCTTCGAGTGCGAGTTCGTCGACGACAGCCAGTCGGCGTTCCCGCTGGGCGTCATGCATGGCTGCATGGTCGATGCCTGGGAAGAGTGGGAACACCTCTACCGGCCCTATGCACCGCGCCCGGTCGGCGACCGCGGCGTCTGGATCGGCTACGACCCGACCGGACGCAACGAAGAGGGCGACGGCGCGGGGCTGGTCATCGTGCTGCCAGCGCAAGCGGCAGGGGAGAAGCACCGGATCCTCGAGCGGCACAGGCTCAAGGGGCAGGACTATGAAGACCAGGCGGCGTTTATCCGGACGTTCGAGGAAAAATACAACATCGAGCACATCGGTATCGATACCACCGGGATCGGCGCGGCCGTGGCCGAGCACGTCGAGCGCTGGTTCCCGCTCGTCACCCGCTATCACTACACCGTCGAGCTCAAGACCCAGATGGTGCTGCAGGCCCAGCAGATCATCCGCAAAGACAGGCTCGAATTCGACGCCGGCTGGGTGGATCTCGCCCAGTCGTTCATGGCGATCAAGAAACAGCTCACGGCCAGCGGCCGCCAATTCACCTACGTATCGGGGCGCAACAGCCAAACCGGCCACGCGGATCTCGCGTGGGCGACGATGCACGCCCTGCACTTTGAACCGATCGACGGCCCCGCCGGCGAGACGAGCGAATCCATCATGGAGATCTACGAATGAGCGAACCAGTCGCCGACAAGCCGCGCGTGCGCGTTCCTGCGATCATGGGCCAATCCAGCGAGCCCGGCCGGGCCGAGGCGTTCGCCTTTGGCGATCCGGAGCCGGTCACCACCATGCGCGATGTGTTCTATGAGGGCGTGTGGCTCTCGCCGAACGAGTGGTACGAGCCGCCGGTACCGTTCGACATTCTCTCGAAGAGCTACCGCGCGACCGCTCACCACGGCTCAGCGTTGCAGGTGAAGCGCAACATCCTACTGCGCACGTTCAAGCCTCACCCGTTGCTCAATCGACAGACGTTCAGCGCGCTGGCTCTCGATCACCTGGTGTTCGGCAACTGCTACCTGGAAGAGATTCGGGGGCGCTTGGGTCGGCTGCTCGAGCTGCAGCGGCGCCCGGCGAAGTACATGCGGCGCGGCGCGCAGACACATCGCTATTTCTGGGTACCGGACTGGCTGAACAAGACCGAGCTGCCGGCAGGGCGAACCATTCATCTGATGGAGCCTGACATCGACCAGGAGGTCTATGGACTGCCCGACTATCTGGGCTCGCTGCAGTCGGCATGGCTCAACGAGAGCGCGACGCTGTTTCGCCGCCGGTATTACCTGAACGGTAGTCACGCCGGGTTCATCATGTACGTGAACGACGAGGCGCACGATAAGAAAGACATCGACGCCATGCGCACAGCGCTCAAGGAGTCGAAGGGCGTCGGCAACTTCAAGAACCTGTTCATGTACGCGCCGAAGGGCAAGAAGGACGGCGTCCAGATCATCCCGGTATCGGAGGTGGCCGCAAAGGATGAGTTCTGGAACATCAAGAATATCACTCGCGACGATCAGCTCGCCGGCCACCGGATCCCGCCGCAGCTGATGGGTATCATCCCGAGCAACACGGGCGGGTTCGGTGACGTCGAGAAGGCCGCTCGGGTATTCGTGGCCAACGAACTCGAGCCACTACAACAGACCATGCTCGAAATAAACGACCGCGTCGGCGAAGAGGTGGTGCGGTTCGATCCCTACTCGCTTGAGGCCCCGAAGCCAGTCGACCCCAGCTCAAGCGCGCTGTAAACTTCAGGTCCTAGTAGTAGTTCGCCGCCCACCTGGGCGGCATTTTTTTGCCTGTTCGAAGCCTTTTCGAATCGAGACGCATTAGCTTTTCGATTCGTATCAATCGACGCAGAGCCACCAACGCGGCCACCAGAGCGCCGCCACGCTTCGCCTATCCCCGCCTCCATCTCAATGCCCGATCAGCCCGCACGCGTTGCGCCTGCCCCTGCTGCTATCCGCTGCGCGCACCCAAGCCGCGCGATAAGCACCCCGCCCCGCCCGCGCGCTAAATGGGTAGAAAATTACGCACCTCTGCAGGAGGGCGGAAGCCGCGCCAGCGCTGGGCGCGGTGGGGGTTATAAGGGTGCGATTTTTTATGCGGATTTCTGCGTTTATGGGAGTTACTCACGACTGGGTTTCGCAGTGGTACAACGAAAAAGGCCGGAGCGCTCGCAATCGAGCGTTCCGGCCGTGATTCCAGATGATTCTTCCGCCGCAATGTACCGCTACTGTACCACCTTGGCCGCAGAGCCTTATTCCATGGGCTGCGTGGTCCCATCCATCATCGGCGCAACGGAAAAGGTGCGATCGAGCATTGATGCTGTGGTGTGGGTTTGGCGGTCAGTCATGGCGTCGAGGTCATGTTGGCAGGATCTTTGGCCGCTAAATCCGAATGTCAGACAGCACGAGATAGCAGATTCGGCGAGCAACAGGGCGCGGAAGTGTCGCATATTTTTGGATGTTCTGCAGGTACGCGCCAAGCGCGCGGCTCAAGCTCAAGTCATTTGA